ACAAAGAAAAGAGTTGAAGAAAAACTGGTTAGGTAAAGATGAATTGTATCAGTTTGAGATTGCACAAATGCAGAAACAAATACAAAATCTTTACATTAGAATAAAAGAATTAAATGAAGAAATATATGAGTTAAGAAAAGGAGGTGATAGATAATGACAAGTAAACTTGATAGACTTATGATGCTTCAAGAAGAAGTAAAGATTGCAAAAAAGTTTGTAGAAGAACACGGCCCAGAAGATATGGGTTATGTAAATACTGCAATCAGTTATATGAAAGAAAGAATTCTTGACTTGAGATTAGAGATTAATAAGAAGTTAGATGCCTAGATACGATTTCTATAACAAAAAAGAAGATAAATATTTTGATGAATTTATGTCCTACGATGAGAAAGTAGAATATTTAAAAAACAATCCGAATATTGAACCTGCTGATTATTTAAATATGAATATAGTTAGTGGAGTTACTAAAAGTGAAAAAGGTGATTCTGGTATGAGAGAGGTGTTTAGTAAGATTGCAGAAAAACACCCTACTAGTCCACTTGCAGAAAGATATGGTAAAAAGTCAATTAGGAAAATAAAAGCAAAAAGAGCATATGATAAACATAAAAAGCGTAATTCTTAGTCTTATCATTTTACTGTTTCCTATATCTGTTTGTTCAGATAGTTGGAAAGAATGGTTGAAAGAAGATTTATATCAAGAACAGTTTCTAGAACAAACTGAAGATATAATTATTGATGCACCTTATCGTGCAGTAGATGGTGGTAATGTTCCTATCACTATTACGGCCGTATCTCAAGACATAGTAAAACTAACATTAATTATAGATGAGAATCCAACACCTTGTTGTGCATCATTTGAATTCAAAGATATAATACCATATGTTGAAACAAATATTAGAGTCAATGCATACACACACCTAACAGTTGTTGGTGAAGATAAAAATGGTAAATTATATATTAACAGAAAGTTTATAAAGGCTGCTGGTGGGTGTTCAGCTGCACCCATAGGAAGAAGTGATGGCCCTAAAGATAAGATAGATATTTTTAGTGATGGGTGGTTATTTGCAAAAAAGAAGATACAGTTTAATCACCCAAACTATTCTGGATTACAATTTAATCAGTTAACAAGAACTGAGATTCCTGCTGATTATATTGACACAGTTGTTATCACAACAGAATATGGTGAATTTAAATATGAAGGAACTATTGGTATAGCACATAATCATTATTTTACAATATATGGTGGTAAAATAAAGAATATAAAATTCACAGATAATTTAGGAAACAAATACGAGGAAAATTATGAGTAAAAAACAAGATATAAAATTAGATAATTTAGTTACTGTAAAACCAATTACAGATAATCAAAAGGTAGTATTTAATGCCTGGAGAAAAGAGAATAAGAATTTGTTTTTGTTTGGTGCAGCTGGAACAGGCAAAACTTTTATATCACTTTACCTTGCACTAGAACAAGTATTAGACCCAAAGAGTAAGTATGAAAATGTAATCATTATTCGTTCAGTTGTTCCTACAAGAGATATGGGGTTTCTGCCTGGTGATGAAGAAGATAAGTCTGCATTGTACCAAGTACCCTATCATAATATGGTTCAGTTTATGTTTGAACAATCAAGTGATAATGCATTTAGTATGTTATATGATAGATTAAAGAATCAAGGAAGTATTACCTTCTTGACAACTTCATATCTTCGTGGTATAACATTAGATAACGCTGTCGTAATTGTTGACGAATCTCAGAACTGTAACTTTCACGAATTAGATACGATTGTTACAAGAGTTGGTCAAGATAGTAAAATTATATTTTGTGGTGATTTCTTTCAATCAGATTTGACCAAGATGAGTGAAAAGGAAGGACTACAAGATTTTATGAGAATATTAGAACAAATGAAAGAATTTGAAACAGTAGAATTTACGATAGGTGATATTGTTCGTTCTGGTTTTGTTCGCTCATATTTAATAGAAAAAACAAAACTTGGTCTAGGAGAGTAATATATTATGCAAAGTACAAAACAAGCTTGGGATTGGAGAATACAAGAAACATTAGTGAAAGAAGTATTAAGACTTGACCCAGAAAACGATTACATAAAAAAATGGTGTAATATGGAAAATCATCACGGTGCGAATATTCGTAAGGCAAGAGATTATTATTTGAAACACGGAAAATCACCAGAAGAAAATGGTGCATATCCAGAGGGAAGTTGTATTTAATGAAAATGTTTTTTATCATTACAACACTTCTTTTGTCAAGTTGTTCAAATATACAATTTGGTTGGGATAAAGATTGTCAATGTCAAATTAAAAAGGAATTTTAATGAGTGAAAAATTAAGTGCAAATTTTACAGTTGCAGAATATGTTAAATCACAAACTGCAACACGACACGGAATAGATAATTCATTGAGTGAGGAACATTTAGAAAATGCAAAAAAATTATTTGCAAATGTTGTACAACCAATAAGAGAAAAGTTTGGTGTAACAATCATTACCTCTGGATATAGAAGTCCAGATTTAAATGCAAAGATAGGTGGTTCGTCTAAATCACAACATTGTAAAGGTCAGGCGGTTGACCTTGAGTGTTTAAAAGAAAGTAATGCAGATGTGGCTATGTGGATAGAAAACAATTTAGATTTTGACCAGTTGATTTTAGAGTTCTATACACCAGGCGACCCTAGAAGTGGGTGGATTCATATATCTTATAATGAAGACGGAAAAAATAGAAAGTCGGTATTGACAGCATCAAGAATAAATGGTAAAACTGTATATACAAATGGTCTAAACATATGATAGACAAAGAAGGCTACACACAAAGAGAATGGGATAGAGTTGTAGGGTATGGTAAAGTGCCTAAAAAATACAAAAAGAAATAATGTTCAAACACAAAACTGATTTAAATATTCCAGAGATAAAAGCAAAAACAACTGACGGTGTAAGATTATATGAAACACCAGAGGGTAAGTTCTATCCATCTATCACAACTGTTTTAAAGAATAGAGATAAACAAGGTTTACACGAATGGAGAGAGCGAGTCGGTGAAGATGTTGCAAACTATGTTGCAAGAAAATCTGCAACAAGAGGAACTCAAGTTCACCATTTTTGTGAAAAATATTTAGACAATGGTTATGAGAACAAAGATTGGTATGAATATAAAAAAGGTAGGTTTCTATCTTATTGTTTGTTCTCACAACTAAAACCATATTTAGATGAGTGTATTGGATTAGTGCATTGTCAAGAACAAACACTATGGCACAACTTCTATAAAATCGCTGGTAGAGTAGATTGTATTGCAGAATGGGACGGAGTTCTATCTGTCATTGATTTTAAAACAAGTACAAAAGAACGAGAAGATAGTTGGAACGAAAACTATTACATACAGGCCTCTGCATATGCAGAAATGTATCAAGAAAGAACATTACAAGAGATAGAACAAATAGTTATATTAGTGGTTACAGAAGATGGTACAGTACAAGAGTTTGTTAAAAAGAAACATCAATATTTACATCTACTTGACAAAGAGTTAAATATGTATTATAATACTGTAAAGACTGGTATATGATGATTAACAGTTTGTTCATATAACTTACAGAAATGTAATTTATAGATATAGAGATACTTGATGAAGATAATTTGGAGATAGACTGGACGAGGGGGCAGTACCCTCCACCTCCACCAAAACCCCTAATGAGGGGGTGAAATAGGGTTGACAGATATTTAAGAGTTATTGGAGAGTATGGGTTGACTTCCTTATAGGTCAATACGATAAACGCAAACGATAACTTTGCATCTCAAGATTACGCTCTCGCAGCTTAATCGGATAGGGTTCGGTGAGTTCCTAGTAACAGAATACTCACCATAATAATAATGAGTGGTCTGCGGCCCAAGGCAACCAGCACTCCATACTAGTTAGGAGAATAACTATGGCTTGGTCAAAACCAATTATTACTGAAATTTCAGTAGGACTAGAAATTAATTCTTACGCTTGCGCTGAGAAGTAATTTCATTGAATAAGGGGTGGGATATAATACCTTCAAGGTTTGAACCCACCCTTTTTTTTAATTAGATTGTGAATACATAATGACACCAAAAACATTTTCAATATACATAGAATCTCAAGTCAGAGAGAAAAACATTACACATATGGATGCAATATTAGAATATTGTATCAAGAACGAAGTAGAACCAGATTCAATCACTGGTCTAATCCAAAAACCACTTAAAGATAAAATAGAAGCAAACGCAAGAGATTTAAACTTTTTACCTAAAATGGGTAAACTACCAGTATGATTCATATTATGGACGCCTTTAATGCATTTAAAATTTATATGGGTTTGAAAGCACATTTCAACTCAGACTACGACTTTACAAAGTATGGTGGTAAAACTAGAGCTAGTAAATCTAGTTATCTAAAAAGAAAAGACAAACATTTTTTTGGTAAAGTTGCAAGAAAGTATGGTGATGATACACAAGACTTTTTTGTATCTAATTTTTTAAAAAATGAAAAAGGTTATATTGGCGAGTTCAATGATAGAAATTTTACAGATTGGAAGAAAAGACATCAATCATTAAAATATATGTTTGAACAAGATATGAACTTGTTGTTAAATCAAGTTACAGATTTTAATAAATTATTTGTTGTAGAAAACGGACAACATCCAATATTGTTTAGGAATTATTTATCACAAAGAATTAATATAGAAACAATGATTATTCTAAACAAGTTAGTAAACTATCAGAAAGATTGGGATAAACAAATAAATGAAAATATCATCTGGCCTAATCATAGGAACAAATTAAATAATTACGATTCACTATTGACAATTAATCAAACAGAGTATAAAATGAAAGTTCTTAATTTTATAAAAAATAAAAAGTAATGCATATAACATCAATATACGATACACAAGGTACAGAGGTAAATAGATTAGAAATTGACGATGATTTAATTCATTGTGGTGGTAGAGTTTGGAAAGGTAACAAACATTACTATAAAGGTTTAGGAATACCTTATAGTCATCATCAACTACTAGAAAAAGATATTACAGATGATTCTGAATTTGATATGATACAGAATACAAATATATTTTATCTAGGATATTCTGTATGCAGAAAAAGTTGGAAAAA